AATACTTCTAGTAGTTCGTTGAGTCTGTTATTTTTAAGATTAGTTACAGTACCGTCATCATTTTTTAAATGACCACAAGTAATCTGCTGTAATCTCATCATTTGCGTTAGTACGTGGGGTGCGGTTGCCATTTTGCCTTTTAGTAAAGCGAGAGCCGCGGATTTCATAGTAGAATAGGCCTTAGTTTGTTCTTCTGTAAGCTCTACTTCACGTCTAATATAGACTTTTGGAGGTAAATCTAAACAATCTTCTTTCAATACTCTATAAGAAAACTCTTTTAATGTTTCAGCTAGCTCTTCTAGTCTTTGATAATGAGTTATAATTTGTACCCTACGACCACCAAAATTAGCATTTTTCATAACTGCATATCTATTTCTAAAAGAATAAAAAGAGCCACAACCTAAAAGATCATCATCTAAAAAGTTACATTGACTAAATAAATCTAGAGGTGATTTAGTTACTGGAGAACCTGTAAGTATTCTTTTATACTTTGCAAGTTTACCTAAAGCTACAATTGCTTTAGTTCTTTTAGCAGTAGGTGTTTTAATAGTAGTTGATTCATCTACAGCCATTAAAGTTCTATGTGTTCTTAAAAACTTACCTGCAAATTCTAAACCTTTTTTTGTACTGAATGCCTCAACATTCATAATTAGGATGTGTAGATCATACCCTGTTTCAAATAATGATTGATACTCTTTATCCTTTGTCTTAGATGTTGAAGCCGTCCACAGTACCATTTTGGGCTGTATATGGCTAGCTAAATGTGTAGGTATTTCTTGTGATAACCAGTTTCTATAAACACCTTTTGGTGCTATAATTAATGCGCCATTTATTTTACCTTTATCATAAAGCATAGACATATTGTCTACTAATACTTTTGATTTACCTGTACCCATTTCCATGAAGTATGCGTACTCTGTTTTTTCCCACGACTTTTCTAATGCAGTAATTTGATGTGCATAAGGTTTTGTTTTAAATTTATAATTCATAATTATTTTCTTCTTTCTAGTTGACAATTATATAAAAGCTATTATATACTTTGTCAAGAGAATAATAGAATAAATAGAAAGTTAAAAAATGAAAAATAAAATATTTGAATTATATAAACCAAAATCTTTGGCTGATTTTTTAGAGTTTAAAAAAGAAAATCCTAAAGAAAACTTTGTTTATGTATTACAACATCCACCAGCTAATATAAATATATTAGGTGCGTCTGACTTTGGTTACTTGGTAATTTGTTTGCCTAACTTTGGTCCTGATTCACAGATAGTATTCTCATCATCACCTTTTGTTTTTAAAATGGGAAAAAATTTAAAAGATGTGAGAGAACAAGATTATGTATTATTGACAGGAGATCCAGCAATAATGGTTGTGTCTGGTGCAATAGTAAGTAATAATACAAACGGCAAATTTAACCTCTTGAAATGGGATCGACGAGAGTCTAAATATTATCCAATAAGTTTCGATCTTTATCAGAAAGGATAAAAATGAGTAATGAAGTAAATGATATGATGTTAGAAGATTCAACAGATCTTTTAGACAATATAGAAGTTTCTACAATTGCAGCAGAATGTATAAACTTAAAACAAAAAGAAGATGAGATAGTAGAACTAGAAGAAAAATTAAAAGCTAAAAAAGAAGAAGCTGATAATATTAGTTCTAATATAATTCCAGAACTATTAGCCGAACAAGGTTTAAGTGAAATTAAACTTGCGGACGGTTCTAAAGTTTCTGTTAAAAAAGAATTTAGGTGCACACTTCCAAAAGATGAAGTGAAAAGAGATGCAGCCTACCAATGGCTTCGTGATCAAGGGTTAGGAGATATTATTAAAAACAATATCTTTGTAACGTTTGGTAAAGGAGAAGATAACAAGGCGAAACAATTGTTGGACCTTGCAGCAGAAAATGGCTTTCAACCACAGCAGAAATCTGATGCGGCGTGGAATACATTAACTGCTCTATACCAGGAGCGTGTCGAGTCCGGGCTCGACATGCCTTCTGATGTTTTTAATACATGGATTAAAGACAAGACTAAAATAACCCGAAAATAAAGGAGAATATAATATGAGTAACGAAGTACAGAAAAAAGACACAGGATCCGCAGCCTTATTTGGTGAGGACCTGCACAAAGGTTTTGAGAATATGACACAAGAAGATATGGCATTGCCATATGTCAGAATCTTAGGCCAACTATCAGCACAAGTAAATGAAGGTGATGGAAAATACATAGAGGGTGCTAAACCTGGTATGATTTTCAATAATGTTACTGGAGAAGTGTTTGATGGTAAAAAAGGTATCAAGGTTATCCCTTGTTATTATAAAAAAGATTATCCAGAAAAATCAGATAGAGGCGATGGTAATGCTACTACAGTAGCAACACACCTTCCCAATAGTCCGATAATTCAGACGGGTAAGAGAGAAGGACCTAAAATTAGATTACCTAATGGTAATTATTTAGAGGAAACCTCTTACTACTATGTTTTAATGGAAACAAAAGCAGGTGGAATGACTCCGGCTCTGATTACTATGAAATCTACACAACTTAGAATCAGCAAAAATTGGAATTCTATGATGAAAACCATACAAATTGCTGACGGTAATGGTGGATATGCAATACCACCAATGCATGGAGTGGTGTACAATTTGGCTTCAGTAGTACAAAAGAACGATAGAGGTTCTTGGTATGGCTGGTCTATTACACAAGATAGAGTCATGGGACAAGAGGATAAATCTTTATACTTAACTGCTAAAGAATTTAACACTAGTGTTTCTAAAGGTGACGTTCAGACTAAGGCAGATGTAGAAGAAAAAGTAAGCGACTCAACTCCTTACTAAATAAAATTAGGGGGATCGCAAGATCCCCCTTTACAAATAAGATAGAAAGGAATATATGAATAAATTCAAAGAAATTTTTAGCGGATTAACAATAGCATATGGACAGTATCAGCCCGGTGACAGAGGAGAGAATGGCACTAAACAAAAAGGTAAAGCCTTTATTGTTCGTAAACCTGTTACCGACGAACTCTGGACAAATCATCTTGCCGGAGAAGGAGCAGCCCTTGGGATTATCCCTATCACAGAAAATAATGATTGCAGGTGGGGGTGCATTGATATTGACCAATATGACCTTGATCACCTTAGCCTCATTAAAAGTATTCGGAATTTTAAACTTCCAGTAATAGTTTGTAGATCTAAATCAGGCGGAGCACACGTCTTTTTATTTACCAAAGAAAATATTCCTGCATCTTTGATGCAATCAAAATTAAAACAAATGTCTATCATACTTGGTTATGAAGGCTCTGAAATATTTCCAAAACAAACTGAGATTTTAGTGGAACGTGGTGACACTGGAAACTTTTTAAACTTACCTTACCACAATCAAATGAAAGGACTACGTTATGCTATCAATGATAAAGGCGAAGGTTGTGAGTTGGAAGAATTTTATCAGCTCTATGATCTTTACAGTTGTACAAAAAAAGAAGTCGAAGAAATTAAAACAGAAGAAAAAAAGATAGAAGAAGCATTTCCAGGTGGACCTCCTTGCTTAAATAAATTGGCAGCAATTGGTTTTGGTGAGGGGTCTAGAAATAATGCATTGTTTAGTATTGCAGTATATTACAAACAAGCTAATCCGGATACTTGGGAAGATGAAATTGTAAAAGCAAATATAGAATATATGGAACCTCCTTTAAACAACAGTGAGGTACAGCAATTAATTAAATCAGTTAACAGAAAAGGTTATGACAAATATAGATGTAAAGATGCACCTATAAATTCTGTATGTCAATCTGGTTTATGTAGAACAAAAAGATTTGGTGTAGGTTTTGGAGAAGAAGAAATGCCAGTGATTGGAACTTTAACTAAGTATGCATCCACACCACCGCAATGGTTTTTAGATGTAGATAAAACTAGAATAGAATTAAAATCAGAACAACTTTATAATCCAGGGATGTTTGCGTTAGCATGTTTAGATCAAGCTAACTTAATTGTACCGGTACCTAAACCTAAAGATTGGAAACAACATTTTTTAAAACCAATGATGACGGGATTACAAGAAGTAGAACCTTTAGAATCTTTAAATCCTATGAATGAAATTACAGGACTCTTGCAAGATTGGACTACCAATAGACAGAGTGCTAGAACTATGGATGATGTATTTAACAAACTTCCATATACTTCAGAAGGTTTTACTTATTTTAGAATGGAAGACTTCTTTAATTTTTGTAAAAGAAATAATTGGGACAAAGATAAAAATCAAACAGGTAATTTATTAAAACAATTAGAAGTGTTTGTTGAGGAATCTAGATTTAGAGTTAAGAAACAACAACCTAGATTAATTAAAATAAAAACTATGAAACAATTAGATGTTGGTATTTCTAAAGTAGAATATCAGGAGGAACATTTTTAATGGTAGCAAGAATGGATTTATTAACAATAACGTTTTGGACAGCACTTTACATATGGGTAACATTTTTATGAAATACGGTATAACTAAAAAACAATTAAAACTTTTTAATTTTCTTAAAGATTATATTAAAAAAAATATCACATCTCCTTCTTATGATGAGATGATGGTAGCATTGGATTTAAATTCTAAATGTACTATTTCAGCAAAATTAAAACAATTAGAAGAAAGAGGATGGATAGAAAAAATGAATGGTAAAAATAGAAGTATAAGAGTTATAGATTAATGAAAACAATAATATTAGGACCACCAGGAACCGGTAAAACAACTACATTATTAAATTTAGTTGATGAATTTATACAACAAGGGGTTAGACCTAAACAAATTGGGTACTTTTCGTTTACTAAAAAAGCCGCTACAGAGGCCGCTAATAGAGCAGCAGAGAAGTTTAATTTAGATATAGAGAACGATTTATCTAATTTTAGAACTCTACATTCATTGGCTTTTAGAAATTTAGGTATGACTAAAGAAAAAATGATGAAACCAGAGGACTATAAGGAATTTGGGCAGAAATGTGGCATACCTATTAAGACAGCTTCATACTCATCTGAAGATGGTACATTTAATTCAGACAATGAATACTTAACTATTATTAATACAGCACGTGTTAAACGTATGGACTTGATGGAATACTATGATTCAAGACAAAATATTTTAGATATAGAGAGAGGAACTCTATTCTTATTAGCAGAAGAATTAAACAGATTTAAAAAAGAAAAAGGTTTAAAAGATTTTACAGATCTATTGGAAGATTTTATAGCAAAGTCATTACCAGGAAGTTTAGAAGTACTGTTCATTGATGAAGCACAAGATTTATCTTTGATACAATGGGAAATGGTTAGACATCTTTGGAAGTATGCAAAGAAAACTTACATTGCAGGCGATGATGACCAAGCAATATTTAAATGGGCCGGAGCTGATGTAGATCACTTCATAGCATTAAAAGAAGAAGTTAATGACATCAAAGTATTAGATCAATCATATCGTATTCCAGGTGGTCCTATTCATGAACTATCACAAAAAATAATAAACAAAGTACAGAATAGATTTGAGAAAGAATATAAACCTAGAGATGAAGTAGGATTATTAAAAAGATATTCAGACATTACTCAAGTTGATATGAGTGAGGGAAATTGGTTAGTGTTATCTTCTGCAAACTATTTTCTAGATGGTGCTAAAGAACTATGTGAGATGCAAGGGTGGTACTATCAATACAAAGGTTTTAATTCAATCTCTTTAAAATTATTATTAGCTCTAAACAATTGGGAGAACTGGCGTAAGGGTGAATTATTAAATCATTTAGAGATTAAAAATATTTATGAGTACTTAGGATCTAATGTATCTATGGGTTTTCAAAAAGGTAAAACATTAAATTCAGATATAAAATATTCGATGAAAGAGTGTCAAGAGCAACAAGGACTACTAACTAATAAAGTTTGGTATGATTCTTTTGAAGGACTAGACAACATGACAGAGAATTACATTCGTAATATGAGGGCGAATGGAGAAGCTATAAATAAAAATCCTCGTATAACAATGTCAACTATACATGGAGCTAAAGGAGGAGAAGCCGATAAAGTTTTAATTATGCAAGATATAACAAATGCAGCGTTGGAGACGTTCAGTCATGACCCGGATGAATTACATAGATTATTTTATACCGGAGCGACGAGAGCGAAGCGTGAATTACATGTGTTAGATCCAAGAAACTTTGATAGGGCTTATATATTATGAAATCATTAATTAAACAAGTAGGAGGAGATCATTACAAAAAAATGGTTATCCAACCAGCAGAATTTATAAACAAAAACAAGTTGCTTTTTGCAGAAGGCAACGCTATAAAATATATCTGTAGACACAATCACAAAGGGGGAGAAGAAGACGTGAAGAAAGCTATACACTATTTAGAAATGATATTAGAAAGGGACTACTCATGAGAAATACACAAATGCCATTGTTTGCACCTGAAACTGAATGGGTTGCACCAGAAGAATTAAAAGATTTATCCGGCGTTAAAGAAGTTGCCATAGATTTAGAAACATATGATCCACATTTAATGACTCAAGGGTCAGGTAGTGTTGTTGGAAAAGGCCACATTGCTGGCGTTGCGGTAGCCATAGAAGGCTGGTCCGGATATTATCCGATTGGACACGAGGGTGGTGGAAATATGGATAGAAAGTTAGTTTTACAGTGGGTCCAAGATTTAGTTAACCAAGAGAAAACTACATTTATATTTCACAATGCGATGTATGATGTTTGTTGGCTGCGGAACGCGGGTATCAATATTAGAGGACACATTGTTGACACAATGATTGCAGCTTCTTTGATTGATGAGAATAGAATGTCTTATGCATTAAATACTTTAGCAAAACATTATGTAGGACTTGGTAAAGATGAAAAAGTTTTACAAGAAGCAGCTAAGAGTTATGATCTTAATCCTAAAGCAGATATGTGGAAACTTCCTGCAATGTATGTAGGAGAATATGCTGAACGTGATGCAGAAGCTACCTTAAAATTATGGCAAAGATTAAGTGTAGAACTTCGTAACCAAGAACTTATGGATGTATTTAATTTAGAAACTAAATTATTTCCTTGTCTAGTAGACATGAGATTCAAAGGTGTAAGAGTTGATCTTGAACATGCAGCTAATTTAAAGAAAAATTTAATTGTTAGAGAGAACAAAATACTTAGTAAAATCAAAGAGTTAACCGGTATTAATGTAGAAATACATGCAGCAAGAAGTATCGCTAAAGCATTTGACAAATTAAAATTACCTTACGATAGAACTGAAAAAAGTAATG